TTGCAAGTCCACCACTATTTACAAGTAGTCTTTGGTCTCCTACCCATTCACCTACTTTAGCTTGATCTTCATCTGCGAATAAAGAAGCACGTAGTGCTTGTTTTTGTTTAATATTACCCCAAGCATCAAACATATCAATTTGTCCTGTTGCACCTGCCATTTCGTCCATCACTACAGGAAGAGGGGGAACAGGGGCTACTCCTCCATCACCGCCAGTGTCCTTCTGGTCTTTACGTTGGGTCATATCTAATATCTCTTGGTTTAATGATTGAACTAAGGTATCCACAGTATGATGGTGTGTGGGATAACCCAAATCGGTTAAAGTTTTAATATCTGTTTTAAGTTGAGTGATTGTTTCTTTTTTTCGTTTGTTAGCATCTAAAACTGCTTTTCCAGCAGTCAACCATCCAAAAGGACCAGCTGCAATAGACATAAAACCTTTAGCTGTTTTAAAATCTTCATATTTATCTTTAGCCCATCTTGTTTTTTGATCTAAAGTTAAATCTTTAAGAGACTTAAATCTATGAGCATGTTTATCCAGAATACTATCATGTATTTCTTTCGACGTTGGTACTCTAGTTGCTTCTTTTGCGTCATCTGCTGCTTTTTGATTAGCTTCTCGTATTTCTCTATTTAACTTATATTCTTGTATGTCTTGTTTAGTTGGTGCATCTCCAACTTCAGGGGATGTATCGCTTGTTTGTCTATCCCCATAACTTTGTCCTGTGTCACCATAAGTTCCTCTGTCTCCTTGAGAATCTAAAGATATTAAACCTTCTGGACCTGTGTTAGATCCATCTTTTAATGAACCGTGTATATCTTTTTTAAGAAGTAAATCTTTTTCTGCTTTTGTAATATATGCTAGTTCTGTTTCAGGATTATCTGGTCCGGATTGCCATTTAACTGGAACACCACTTACAGTTTGTTGATCACCAAGATAATTTTTCACTCCACCTTGCATTGCATAAGATCCACCATTTTTAGCTTGGAATAAAGTTGTCACGCCTTGGGATAAATTTAATGGATCTTGATTTTCTGCGAGAAGATTTAATGATTCTACTTCTTCCGTACCGGTATCATTTTCCACTTTCATAATTCTATTATAATAAGTTGTAAAATCTTCGCCAGGTAAAGCATCTATAATTAAACCTGCATCCCAGTCATCTAAAAGTTGTCCATAACTATCTTCACTGCCCTCACTTAGTTTTTTTCTAAAATGATTTGAGATTCCACCATTTGCATATTCTTTTTCCCATCGCTTTGCTATTTCTGGATGGTTCGCGTGTAAATATCGTCTTTGCTTTTCAGATTGGAAAGGCATTAGCTTCTTGGACCTTTAAGTGTCTTAACGTCCTTACGTTTCATCACATCAGAACGCATTTTCGCTTGATTTGACATTTTTTGTTTTTCAAGGGACGTTGCGGCACGAAGTAGAGCTAATTCTTCATTTTGATCCATTTTATCTTCTTGAATATCTTTATTCATCAATATTTTACTTTTATCTATGTTAATTCGCGCTTCATCCTCTTTTTGTTTTCTGAAATTGTCTTGAGCCTTCAAATCTAGCTCTCTAGCTCTTAATTTAGCAATTGGATCGTTACCAAAGTCGCCACTAACCTTTTTCTCTTCACATAAGAACTCTTCAGTCATTTCTGCGATCAAAACAGCCTTACGAGCTTCAATTTCTATCGCTAAATTGTCCGCTTCTTGCTTCATTCCTTGTTGTAATTGAGGATTCATCTGCATTTGTTGTTGAACTTGCGGATTTTGCGCTAAATCTTGTTGAATTTGCTGCATTCTATCAATTTTGTCTTTAAATTCTAGTTGAACTTGCTCATCTGCCATTAAAGAGATGTGTTCAAAGATGTTTTTCTCAAGTGCAGCCATAATAATAGGGTTATTTTTAGCCATATTAGTTCCCATGAACGCAACATGGGCTGCAATGTGTGCTCTATGGTCTTGGCCGGTAAAAGCTTGAAAAGGTTTTCCGCCAATTGCATCAATATGTTCTAATGCTGGATTTTTAGGTTGCGGTTGTGGAGGCGGTGGAAGTATTTGGTCAATATTTTTGACTCCGATAGCCTCGTACATATCTCGATACGCTTCATACATATTATGCATTTGCGGATTGGATTGTGCTAATTGTAATTCTGTTTGTGCAATGGAAACTCTTTGGGTTGCTGAAAATATATTAGGATCAGCAACAGGTAGGATATCAATCCTATCATCAAAATCTGTTTGTTTAATCTGTCTCTCTCCTCCGACAACATCGTATGGATAAACCGGTGGCAAGTAAGTTGCGAATGCCTTCGACAATAAAACAAATTCATTTTTCATCGATGCATATAATCGCTTATGGATTGCTGACATTACCCTTGAACCACGTTCCAAAAGAGCTACGGTCGTACCAACAGCGGCCTGCTGGTTCCCGTCCCCGACCTGCATGTCAGCAATGGACGCGAATCTTTGTCCTGCCTGAACACAAACTCCCATCAAGTGTAATAATGTTTGTGATGGTTCTTTGTACGGCAAATTCATAAAAGCATCTTTTAGATTTCCACCAGGAGCGTCTACGTCACGCCATTCCCCGGGTTGCAGAGATTGGGCATCATCTCTAACTCTGATACCCCTCTGTTTGAATCCTGAAGGTAAATTGGAGAGTGTACCTGCATCTATAAGTTGACGAAGCGCAGACGTGGCTGCTCGTGTTAGACCGCCAATCATATGGATTAATCCAAAACCGTAAAATCCTAGTCCAGGTAAAAATTTGAAATGGATAAAATATTGGATTTTACTTTTCTTCTGATCATCTACTTTGTAATTTCTTCTAATAGACAAAACTTTTCGCGTGCCATTGTCAATTGTAACAATGTATGGAACTTTGATACCTGTAGGGAGTCCATCTTGACCCCGATCTTCAAAGCCTTCTAAATCTAAATCAACATGACATTCTATTAATGTATAGATAGGATTATTCTTTTGATAACCTGTTAACCTAGTTCCTTCCAGCTCTCGTTCTTTTTTCTTCAATTCAGTTTCTTCAGCATAAGGCTTACCTAATTCTACATCTCTATAGAATCCAGATATTTGTTGCTTGCGAAGATCGTTTCCTGAAATTTTTAAAACATGACAAATGGCTTCCGCATCCTCTAATGAGGTAGCAGAATACGGAACCACTAAGTCATCTGCAGTGACGAACTTTGATACAGCTCGTCCCAGTAAATCGTCGTAATAAACTTTTTTAAAAGTTGAACCTGCAAGTGGCAGGTAAAATAACATCTGATCAAATTCAGCTTCATATTCTTTCATAACATCCATGATTTGATAGTTCATAAATTCTTTAACTCTTTGCGCTTGGTCCTGTTTTTCAATAGTTGGTTTTCCTAAAATTGCAGTTCTAATGGGACCATTAGCAGGCAGTAATTCTTTATAGGCTTGGGCTTGGAATTGGGTTACCGCTTCAGCGAGTACCGGATGCGTTGCACCGGATGCTCCTTGAAAAGGTCGAGTTCTTTGTTCAAATTGAAATCCTAAAAGATCTAATCCTTGAGTGTAAGATCTTTCCCATTCTCTTCTTGATTCTTTGTAGTCGGTATAGTTGCCGAAGAGTTCTGAACCGATAGGGTCTAAAACAGAATCGGGTAATAAATCAGCTAAGTTCGCATAGTGATCGTCGCCAGATTCTTGCGACATGCTACCAGGATCAAAATCAACGTCAACGGATCCATCTTCATTTTCTGTAACCTCAGTATTCTCTGAAGAAGGAATTGACTCCTGTACTTGAGTTTCAATTTCGACTTTTTCATCTGGGCTAGGAATGGTTACACTTTGCCTTACGTTGGGAAGGCCCTTATCTATTTCTGCCATTTATTTTCTCCAATTTTATAGGTTTATCCTGTTTTGTTTCTTTAATCAAGCCTCTAGGATCTGGTCCCCTTACCGGAGGGATTGCATTCCATTTTACATGCTTCATGTTTTTAGTCAAAGTCTTATTTTTCATTAATAGTATTCCTTAAAATCCATAGGTCGAGGTTTATCTTTATAATCTTCCGGGTGACCTAGCAACCCTCCTTGTCTAAATCTCATTACCGCTTGAGTCGTACTATCCACCAAGTCATCGTGTTCACCATAAGGAAATGCTGCACATTCCTCCATAACTTCTTGGGCAAATTGCAGATGCGTTGGAGCCCATACTTGACCTGATTCAAATAAAGGTGCAACCGAATTCACTCTACTGTGTTTATCATTACCACGCGAAGGCGTGAAATTCACTACCGGTATACCCATATTTCTCAGCTCGTAAGTGAGAGGCAGTCCAGCTGCTTTAGCCTCGATTAAAACTATTTCAGGTTCCCAATATTTATAAAGCGTTAAAGCTTCTCGTCTCAAGGCCGGAAATTCAAATCGATCTTTTACAGCGTCCAGCAACAAGAGACTGGGTTTAGCATCTTCGTTTTCACGAAAAACTCCCCAGGTGGTAATAGCTGAAAAGTCAGCAGTTTCTTTTTTTAAATAAGCGGTGTCATAACTTTGGATAACGTAATCACATTTTGGAATTCCTCTATCTTCTGGCCATTTCTTCCACCACTCCCTTTTAATGAGCGCCCCTTCTTCTGAAGTTGGATTCTGCATAAACTGCGCATTCCATTTCGGTAATGAAACAGATGCTTTAACAGATAGAAGTTGTTCCAAGTCCCAGTATTCTGGCCACACGGGTTTTCCCGATGGCATGATCGCAGGAA